GGCACTACGGCGATCTGTGACTTTGCAGATACCACGTGGAGTGCTGCCACTTTTACCACGTGCGGTGCGCTGATCTACAACGACACCGATGCGGGCGCAGCTTGCGCCGTGTTGAGCTTTGGTGGTGACCAGCAGGTAAGCTCCGGGGATTTCCAGATCCAGTTCCCTGCCGCTGCCGCTGCTACGGCCATTATCCGTATTGCGTGAGGCCTGACCCGTGGCAGCTACCACCTACGACAAGGGTTGGGGAGAAGGTGGCTGGGGCATAAATGGCTTTGGCGGGATAGCTCCTGCCTACGTAGTTGACGGGGTTGCAGCTACTGGTGCGGTCGGTACTGTCGTCCTGCAGATCAGCTCGAGTGTCACTCCCACGGGCGTTCAGGGCGTGGGCGAGATCGGCGGCTTTGTTGTCCAAGTAGACGACATTGTTATCCCGATTGGCATTGAAGGTGTCGGCGCAGTTGGCACGACATCCATCAAGGTCTTCAAAAACGTCACGCCAACTGGTGTCGAAGGAACTGGGGCGGTCGGCACCGTCCTCATCGCGGTAAACGACACCGTCATCCCCACGGGGGTTTCAGGCACTGGCGCAGTTGGCGACGTTGTCCTGCAGATCGACAGCAATGTCACCGCCACCGGCGTTGCCGGCACAGGCGCAATCGGTACCGTCGTCCTTGCATACGACGCAGATGTCACCCCTACGGGGGTCGAGGGCACTGGTGCGGTTGGCACTGTAGCGCTGGCGATCAACCTCACCCTCGTGGTTACAGGCGTCTCTGCCACAGGTAATGTCGGTACTGTAGCAATTGAGGTCGATGACGCCGTAGTGCCCACTGGCGTTGCTGGCGTGGGGGCAGTGGGACAGGTTAGGATACGAGGGTGGACCGAGGTCAACGACGCCCAGAACGCGAACTGGATTGAAGTAAATGACGCTCAGACCCCGAACTGGGTCGAGGTAGACGTGGCGGCTTGAGGAATAAAACATGGCGACTTACACGAACGATCTACGACTGAAAGAGATCGCAACGGGCGACGAATCAGGCACTTGGGGCACAAGCACCAATACCAACCTGTCCCTGATTGCTGACGCGTTCAGCCTTGGCACTAAGCAGATGGCCGCGAATGCGGACGAGACCTTCACGATGCCGGATGCTACGGCGGACGGCACTCGCTCGCTGTACTTGAAGATCACCTCTGCAGTGTCCTTGACCGCCACGCGCACCGTGACGCTGGCGCCGAATACGGTGTCCAAGGTCTGGATCATCGAGAACGCTACCACCGGCAGTCAGTCGATTACGATTGCGCAGGGTTCTGGCAGTTCGGTGACTGTAGCTACAGGCACAAAGGCTATCGTCGTCACCGACGGTGCAGGGGCGGGTGCGGCGGTCACACTGGCAAACCCTACGGTGAGCTTGGCTACTGGAGTTACGGGCACACTGCCAATCGCTAATGGCGGTACAGGCACAACATCAACCACGTTCGTAAACCTTGCCACAAATGTCACAGGCACCCTCCCCGTAGCCAATGGCGGCACAGGAGCCACAACGCTCACTGCCAACAACGTAATCCTCGGCAACGGCACGAGCGCAGTTCAGTTTGTAGCACCGGGCAGCAGCGGCAACGTCCTTACCTCGAACGGCACCACATGGCAGTCAACAACCCCGGCAGCGACTGGAGCCTCCAAGGGCCAAGCCATCGCTTTCGCAATGATCTTCGGTCTCTAAGGAGGAACTTCCGTGGCTAACCCCAACATTGTCAACGTCGCCGCGATCTACGGCAACACCAGTACGACCCTGATCTCGTCCACTGCTGACCCGTTTGCAACGGCTCTTGTGAACAACGCTGCGTCCAGCGGCAAGGTCTACAAGATCAACTCCATCGTAGCGGCCAACGTCGATGGCACTTCTGCGTGTGACATCACGATCAAGATTTTCTCTCAGGACGATCTTGGCGGAACAGGTACAGCGATTGCCTCCACGATCTCGGTGCCTGCTGATGCCACGCTGATCATCACAGATAAGACGACCAGCTTCTACTTGCTGGAAGACAAGTCTATCGGTGCTACCGCTAGCGCAGCCAACGACATCGTAGTTACGATCAGCTGGGAAGAAATCAACGCTTGATAGGAGTACCCCATGTCGATGCGCTATCAGGCCGGAATCGTTACGGCGTCGTATTTCCCGTTGAAGGTGCCAAATGCGCCTACGATTGGCACGGCAAGTGTTGCTAGTGGTACGTCCGTATCGGTGACTTTCACTGCGCCCTCTAACGTGGGCGGCGGTGCCATTACAAGTTATGTAGCAACGGCGCTGAAGACATCAGACGGCACTACCGTGAGCGGCACAGGCGCTTCGTCTCCGATTACGATCTCGGGGCTTACCGCAAACAGTGCTTACACGGTTACGGTTGCAGCGGTGAATGCTTTCGGTGCGGGTCCGTCAAGCGCGGCGAGCAACTCTGTAACGCCAATTGATACTCAGTTGTGGAGCTGGGGGGAAAACAATAATGGTCAGCTTGGCATAGGGAACCAGACCAACTACTCCTCCCCAAAGCAAATTGGTTCTTTGACAAATTGGTTTATGGCTGCTGGCGGTTCAACACATACGATAGCCGTAAGAACAGATGGGAGACTGTGGGCGTGGGGCAGAAATAATGCTGGTCAGCTAGGAACAGGGAATACTACATACACTTCTTCCCCTGTTCAGGTTGGGGCATTAACTACATGGAATAAAGTAACGACCGCTGGAACCTCAAGTATAGCAGGTAAAACAGACGGGACATTGTGGGCGTGGGGCAGCAATAGTGCTGGGGAGCTAGGGCTTGGCAACATAACAACTTATTCATCTCCAAAACAAATTGGCGCACTTACGAACTGGGCTACAATTGCCGGCGGAAATGGCTGTGTGTTGGCCGTAAAAACAGACGGCACATTGTGGTCGTGGGGAGACAACACCTATGGCCAACTTGGGCTTGGCAATACTACGGCGTACTCCTCTCCAAAACAGGTAGGCGCTTTATTAACGTGGTCTAAAGTTGCGGCGGGGAACAGCCACTCAATTGCCGTTAAAACCGACGGCACGTTGTGGAGCTGGGGTCGAAACCAATTTGGTCAACTTGGCGTGGGGAGCACAACAGACTACTCCAGCCCAAAACAAATTGGCGCATTGACAACATGGATAAACATTGCTGCTGGATATGCACATAGTTTGGCCGTCAAAACAGACGGCACGTTGTGGAGCTGGGGTCGCAACCAGTATGGTCAGCTCGGCCTCAACAACGTGACCAATTATTCGTCCCCTGTACAAGTTGGGGCGCTTACAGTATGGTCGCAAATTTCTGGAGGGACTTCTTCTTCATGGGCTATAAAGACCGATGGTACGTTGTGGGCGTGGGGAAGAAACTCTATTGGGCAACTTGGAACGAGTAATCTAACATATTACTCATCCCCAGTGCAGGTAGGCGCTTTGGCAACGTGGGTCAGACTTGCAGTTATGTTTCCACAGTCAGGTTTCATGCTAGGCATCAAAACCCCATAAGGACACCATGAACACCAACCAACAATTTACAAGGCTAGAGGTGCTCAATGCCATCGTATAGTGGGGTATGGAACTTAGTATCTCAGATGCAAGCCGAGGCTGCTGGCAACTGGCCGAAGCCGCCAATACCGCTTTGGGCGTGGGGGCAAAACATTAACTATGGACAACTTGGTTTGGGGAATCAAACTGATTACTCAAGCCCAAAACAAGTTGGAGGGGCGGATACATGGATCGCTGTGTCAGGGGATCAATTTTCTTTGGCTATTCGAGTTGACAACACACTCTGGAGCTGGGGGCGTAATTCATTTGGACAGCTTGGGCTGAACAACCTAACAAACTACTCTTCTCCTAAACAAGTCGGTGCGTTGACTAACTGGCTAAAAGTGTCATGCGGCGCGTATCACTCTCTTTCTATTAAAACGGACGGAACTCTCTGGGCGTTTGGGCAGAACAACACCGGACAGCTTGGGGATGGCACTACTACAATTAGATCAAGCCCTGTGCAAATTGGGGCGTTGACTACGTGGGCTTCAATTTCAGCAGGAAGAAACACTAGCTTTGGGGTTACTACATCTGGAGCCTTATACGCTTGGGGTAGAAACGAGGATGGGGAACTTGGTCTTGGTGACATTAACTATAGGGGCAGTCCTACACAGGTAGGCGGTCTGACTAATTGGGCTAGTGTGTCTGCGGGCAAAGGCTCAAGTGGGGCTACAGTTGCCGTCAAAACTAATGGAACAATGTGGTCTTGGGGTAGTGGGCTTAACGGAAAATTGGGCCTTGGGAATACCACTGCTTACTCGTCTCCAAAACAAATAGGTGCGTTGACTACGTGGAGCCAAGCAGCATTTGGAGCGGAGTTTGTTTTGGCTCTAAAAACAGATGGTACTTTGTGGGCTTGGGGGCAAAATACAAGTGGGCAACTTGGATTCAACAACACGACAAATTATTCCTCACCCAAACAAGTTGGCGCTTTAACAACGTGGGGTGCTGTTTCGGCGGGGCGTATTCATGCTGTTGCAAAAACCACTGCTGGCTCCATATGGGCGTGGGGGTCTAACGGAAACGGGCAGCTGGGGCTGGGGAACACGACAAATTACTCATCCCCAAAACAAATTGGCGCACTAACCTCGTGGTTGCTCATAGCAGGCACCCGCTATGGAACTTTTGCAACCCGGTCATAAGGACACCATGAACAAAACCCTTCACTTCCTCTCAGGCGTCCCCCGTTCCGGCTCAACAGTGCTGGCGGCGATACTCAACCAGAATCCGCAGACCTATGTGTCCACTACGTCTGGGCTGGTTCACGCACTGGACGGGCTTGCTACGACATGGCACAAAGCTGGCCTGCTGAACGAGAACGATAAAGATCGCACCAAGCTCGCCCAGACAATGCGCGGCATGATTGATGCTTTCTATGCCGACACAGACAAGCCTGTAATCATTGACAAGGGCCGTGGGTGGCCGATCCCAGTCATCATGCAAGCGATGGGGCAGGTGCTGGGGCATAAGCCTCGAATCATTGCCACTGTACGCTCTGTGCCTGACTGCATGGCCTCATTTGTGCGCGTAGCCAAGCCTGAGAATCTTGACGAGTTCATGTACTCCGGGCAGTTGGCAGATCACCTGAAAGCCGCCTACATCTCGCTGCAGCAAGGCTACGAGTATGATCCTGAGTGCTTCTTGTTTGTGGAGTACGAAGACCTCTTGGCCGACCCGAAGGGGCAGTTGGATCGGATTCACACGTTCCTCGACCTGCCCGCTTTCGACTATGACTTCAGCAACATCGACGGCTCCTCGGTGAAAGAGGACGACGAGAACCTGCACGGCTACGAAGGGATGCACGACATCAAGCCGATTCTGAAGAAACAACACAACGATCATCCGAAGGACTTGCTCAAGCACCACTACTCTGCATTCTGTCAGCCTGAGTTCTGGCTGGATCGTCCACGTACGGTTCCTGAATTGCACGACCTTGATCTGCAACTTGCTGCGAGCAGGATGGGTGACTTTGCTGAAGGATGGAGGCTGTGTCAGAAACTGGAACGAGAGGAGCCTGACAACCATCGCGCCGCTTACAACCGTGGCTGGTATATGCTGCGTCAGGGCCAGATTCAGAAAGGCTACCAGTTGATGGATCGCGGTCGCATAGTCGGCGTGTTCGGTAACCGACATCCTGACGTACCGACTCAACCGTGGGACGGCAAGAGCAAAGGCATCGTGATGCTGTACCTCGAAGGTGGTCTAGGTGACCAGATTCACCAAGTACGCTACGCCAAGTCAATTGCGGATCGCGGCTGCAAGGTCATCGTGTCCTGCACCGGGCCGCTTGCTTCTCTGTTCGTTGGTGTAGAAGGCGTCTCTGCTGTTATCCAACATGAAGCATCGTTCGGCATCTACCACGACTTCTATGTTCAAGGCATGAGTGCCGTCGTGCCTCTGGGCTTTGAACTGGGCGATCTGAGCGGTAAGCCGTACATTGCCAAGCCCACCGTCATCAAGGGCCACAAGAAGCGCATTGGTTTGCGTTGGCAGGGACAGTCGGCGTTTGAGCATGACCACAACAAGAAGTTTCCATACGACCTGATGTTCAACGCGGTAAAGGACGCTGACGCTGAGTTTATCTCCCTGCAGCGGGATGAAGGCGCAGACTCCTGCCCAAGCTGGGTGCGACAGGTTCCTCTGAATACGTGGGAAGATACGCGCAACGCTGTGGCTTCCTGTGATCTGGTCATCTCGTCCTGTACGTCTGTGAGCCACCTGTCCGCTGCAATGGGCGTTGAGACTTGGGTCGTGACTCCGGTGATGCCATATTTCCTCTACGCACTGGAAGGTGAAACCTGCCCCTACTACGACACGATGAAACTGGTCAGGCAGGAAGTATTCGGCGATTGGACTGCTCCGTTTGAGAAGATCAAAGAGCGTCTTGGCGAGAAGAAAGCACTGAGGAGAGTCAAGTGAGTCAACAATACCCCGGTGGGTTCATCACAAAATCACCACCCGCTACTGTCGGCCCTGTCGATGGTGAAGGCGGCTCTGCGCCCGGCGTGTGGACACTGGATCAGGCGATGGCTCTGAACAAGCAGGGGTTGTGGCCGAAGCCTCCGCTTCCAAAACAACTTTGGGGTTGGGGGGTCAACACTTACGGCCAGCTTGGGCTTGGCAATACAACAAACTACTCTAGCCCAAAACAGATTGGTGCGTTAACCGATTGGGCTGTTATTTCCGCAGGTTCAGCAGGAGGGTCGTCAATTTGCGCAGCAATTAAAACGAATGGGACGCTTTGGACTTGGGGCAGGAACCTTAACGGTGGACTTGGGCTTGGCAACACCACAAATTATTCCAGCCCAAAACAAGTTGGAGCATTGACGGTTTGGTCAAAAGTTTCCACCTCTGGGGAACATTGCTTAGCATTAACAACAAGCGGAACACTCTGGGCTTGGGGGTTAAACAACCGTGGACAACTTGGATTAGGCAACACAACGTATAGGTCGTCTCCGGTGCAAGTTGGCGCGCTAACGACGTGGCGAAAAATCTCTACAGGGAATAGAAATTCCTTCGCTATAAAAGCAGATGGTACTTTGTGGGCGTGGGGCTTTAACAACTGGGGGCAACTTGGGTTAAATAACGCCGGCATCTATTACTCCAGCCCAAAACAAGTTGGCGCTCTTACCACATGGGCCGAAGTGAACGGAGGCAATCTGCACACGATAGCCTTAAAAACTGACGGCACCTTGTGGGCGTGGGGTCGCAACAATGTAGGGCAGCTTGGTATAAACATAACATATTACAGCTACAGTTCTCCAAAACAAGTTGGCGCATTGACAACGTGGGCCAGTGTTAATCTTGGGATAGCCGACACGTCTGCCGCTGTAAGAACCGACGGAACGCTCTGGACATGGGGGCTAAATAGTTTTGGTCAGCTCGGTCGTGGGAACGCGGAGGTTAACTACTCCTCTCCTGTCCAAGTAGGCTCACTGACAAATTGGTCAACCAAAACAATCATGTCGTATTACAACTGTTTTGCCATCAAAACAGACGGTACTCTGTGGACATGGGGTTGGGGGAATGATGGAGCGTCCGGCTTAGGTAATACCACTAACTACAGTTCCCCAAAACAAATCGGCGCGTTGACTACTTGGAAAGCAATATCAAGCGGGCAGCTCGGCGGCATGGCCATCAAAACACCTTAACAGGAGAACACTATGCTTTTTGTAAAAATAGTAAACAACGAAGTAACTCAGGTCTGGGACACGCAGCCGCCTGCCGGTGAGTCTGGCTGGAAGTCTGCCATTGAGGTTCGCCCTGTCCTGACCAGCCGTCAGCAGTACACTGAGCACAGTTTCGACATCACCAAAGACCCAGTGGAGATCGTCTGGGGCGTGCGCGAGATCAGTGTCGATGAGCGCAAGGGCCAGTACGCCTCACGCTACAAAGCAGCCTTCCAGCAGGTTGTAAACGACGAGATGCGTAAAGAGGTAGACGAGTTCCCCACTACCCAGTACGACGCTGCCGTGGTTGACGCTGCCCGTGTAGAGTTTGAAGCCAAGATGACTGCACTCGCTGCCATCACTACGCACGAAGAACTGGACGCATTGTGAAAATACTAATCATGGGCCTGCCGGGTAGCGGCAAAACCACTCTCGCAAGAGTGCTGGCGGAGCGCCTGCGCTGTACCCATTTCAATGCCGACGACATTCGTGAGAACATCAACAAAGACCTTGGTTTTAGTCCAGAAGACAGGATTGAGCAGGCTCGCAGGATGGGGCATCTTTGTAACCTGTCCTCTCGTTGGGGCGAGGCTGTGATAGCGGATTTTGTCTGCCCGACAGAAGAAACGCGGGCCGCGTTTGGTGCTGACTTTGTGGTGTGGATGGATACGATTTCCTCCAGCCGATACAAAGACACCAACTCTATTTTTGTGCCACCCAAGCGATACGATTATCGCATTATCAATTTCAGCAAGCCGACGGTTGACCATGCCAAGGAGATACACGCCAAGGCATTCAAGAGCCGGTTATCAGTCGTAGAGATGCCTGTGGAGGTGATGACGCGTGGACTACCAAGTTCTCTTTAACGTCGCGGTGACCGCCGCTGCTTTCTTCGGCGGCTGGATTTTGTCCCGCATCTACTCGGCGATTGACCGGCTGGATGATGATGTGCGTGAGATGCCACGGGTCTATGTAGCACGAGACGATTACAAGGACGATATGCGCGAAGTCAAGGAACTGCTCGGCGCAATTTTCAAGCGACTTGAGAACAAGGCGGACAAGTCATGAGCGAAGAGAATCCAGAAAAACGCTGCGAAACAGCAAAAGAAGTCGCTGGCAAGGCCATCGGCAAGTACGGTCTGGCCTACATCACAGCTATCGTCCTTATCGGTGTCGGCTCCAGCTATTTCCTGTCTGAGTCCGCAATCACTGCCGTGATGACGATGGTCGGCGGTGCGCTTGTCGCCCTCATCAACATGATGAACGGCATTGCTGGGACTCAAGAGAAACCGGAGCGTCCAGAATTTGAAGTGATCCAGCACCTTATTGCAAAGCTGGCCGAGAAAGAGCCGCCTATGCGCGTTGATGTTGAAGACGGCAAGGTGACGGTTCGCAAGGGTGATGATGTCACCGAGTTGAAGTAGAGGTGCGCCATGCTCGATCCTGTCTCGGCTATGGCAATTGCCACGTCGGCCTACAATATGCTCAAGAAGGGCATCGAGGTAGGGCGCGAGCTGGAGGACATGAGCGGCCAGCTGGGAACATGGTTTGGTGCAATTGCTGACGTAAAAGCTGCTGACGAAGAGGCCGCTGATCCACCTCTGTTCAGGAAAGTTTTTGCCAAGTCCTCGGTTGAGCAGGAAGCAATTGAAAACCTCATGCGGCGGAAAAAGATCGAGCAGCAAGAGCGTGAACTGCGTGAGATGATTGTCTACAGATTCGGGGTAGATGCCTATCGAGACATGATTAAAGATCGAAACACTATCCGTGACGCACGTAAACGAGCAGTCGACGCTCGCGCCAGAAGAATTAAAAAACTTGTGTTGAATTCGGTCGCCATCGCGCTCATTGCGCTGATCGTGGCGATCCCGATTGTCGCAGCAATAATTATCATGAGGATGTGACTATGATGACCCTACTTTCCACGCTGCTGGGCTTCGCTTCCGGCGGACTGCCAAAGGTTCTCGATTTTTTTCAGGACCGTGGTGACAAGAAGCACGAGCTTGCCTTGATGACGATGCAGCGCGAGCGTGAGATTGCTCTGGCGAAAGAGGGCTATATCGCACAAGCAAGGGTCGAAGAGATCAAGACCGAGCAGATCGCTATGCAAACACAGGCGCAGGAAAAGATCGCTATGTGGAAGCATGACATGAAAATCGGCGAAGGGGCCAGCACTTGGGTCATTAACCTCCGCGCCTCTGTTCGCCCAGTTGTTACGTATCTTTTCGTTGGGCTTTTAATCACCGTCGATGTTGCGGGAATCTGGTACGCGTACTCCACTGGGGTGGCCTTTGCTGATGCAATGGATCAGGTTTTTTCGGACGATGAGATGAGCATATTGGCCGCAATTATCGCGTTTTGGTTCGGGTCACAGGCTTTCTCCAAGAAATGAGCGACTTGATAAAGGCATTTGAGGGGTGTCATAACACCCCCTATTTGTGCCCAGCGAAGCTGTGGACGGTCGGTTACGGCCATGTTTTGTACCCGGAGCAAGCGAGGCTCAAAGCCGACGAAAGACCCTCCTATCCACTCAAGACAGAACATAACCGGGTGTGGGATGCTGACGAAATTGATGCGTTACTTCAGACGGATTTACTTAAATTTAAGACTGGAGTACTACGATTATGTCCTGCTGCTGCTGATAGCGAGCCTCACCTTGCAGCACTGGTTAGCCTTTCTTTTAACATCGGACTAGGCAACTTGCAGGCGTCTACGCTACGGATGAAGTACAATCGCGGGGACTACTCTGGCGCGGCAGACGAGTTTCTGAAGTGGCGTAAGTCAAATGGCGTTGTTTTGAAGGGGCTCGAAAGGCGCAGAGAAGCGGAACGGGCGCTGTTCTTATCTGAGGGTTAACCACCAATGGCCTATTTTCGCCTCAACATCAAGCCGGGCATCGACAAGCAGAACACCGAATACGGTGCCGAAGGCGGCTACACGGACGGGGACAATATCCGTTTCCGCTACGGCTTGCCGGAGAAGATCGGCGGCTGGGAAGGCTTCGAGGGCCAAGATACCTACCTCGTGGGCATGCCCAGCGACATCTTCACGTGGACGAGCCTGTCTGGCATTCCCTACGTCATGGTGGGCACCACCAAAAAGCTCTACGTTTCCACGGGCGCCTTGTGGTTTGACGTTACTCCGCTCCGAGACACCACCACTGCGGGCGCCGTCACCTTCGCCGCGACCAACGGCTCGGCCATCATCACGGTGACTGACACCTCCCATGGGGCCAAGTTGGGCGATTTCGTTACCTTCAGCGGGGCGGTATCGCTGGGTGGCAACATCACCGCTGCCATCCTGAACGCTGAGTACGAAATCACCTCTATTGTCAGCGCCAATGCCTACACCATCACGGCGCCCGTGGCGGCCAACGCCAGCGATTCCGGCAACGGCGGCGCTTCTGTCGTCGGCGCCTATCAGATCTCCATCGGATCCGATGTCAACTACTTCGACTTCGGCTGGGGCACCGGCACTTGGGGCCAGAGCACGTGGGGCACGCCCCGCCCAGCAGGTTCCACCACGGCCTTGGACTCTCGCGTCTGGCAGCTGGACAACTACGGCGAGGACGTTGTGTGCCAGCTGGTGGACGGCCCGGCGTATTACTGGGACCTGTCTGCAGGCAATGCCACTCGCGCTGTTGTGCTCTCCGGTGCGCCGACGAAGAGCAAGTACGCCCTGATCTCCACGCCGGACAGACACCTTGTCTGCTTCGGCACGGAGTCCGTCATCGGCACGCCGTCGTCACAGGATCCGATGTTCGTCCGGTTCTCCAATCAAGAGGACATCACCCAGTTCGTCGAGAGCGCGACCAACACGGCCGGCGGTCAACGGCTCACGGACGGCAACGAGATCGTCACGGCAGTGCGCTCGCGCGGCCAGATCCTGATTTTCACCGACACCTCCCTGCACGGCCAGCAGTTCCTTGGTCCGCCGTTCACCTTTGGCTTCCAACAGCTGGGCGCCAACTGCGGCTGCATCGGGCCCCACGCGGCTGTGGATGTCAACGGCGTGGCGTTCTGGATGGGCACCGAGGCCTTCTACGTGTTCGACGGTAC